AATAAATCAAAATAATAAATCAAAATAATAAATCAAAATAATAAATCAAAATAATAAATCAAAATAATAAATCAAAAACCCCCATTTCACAAAAAAACAAACTACCTATTCGAATATTTTTTTTCAAAGTCAAATCAACAAAAAAATCCAGAAGGGATTCATACAAAACTATAAAAATCGAGGTACTTGTTGGATTATTTTTTTTCAAAGTCAAACCTATACTAGTAACAACCACCGGGGTGGGATAAAGGGGAAATAGTGAAACACCCGAAACCACGTGTTCCAAAGCATAATGATGTAGTTTCACTGGGACATGTATACCCCCAACTACACCATTATGCTGTGGGGACAAAATGAACAAAATACCCTAAATCCAAAAAGGTGAAACACTTCTGTCCCCTACTACCAGAGCATAATATGCAGTGATACGTGTATGAAATCCCCAAGTAGTCCACACTTGTCAGTCACACGTGTTTCATTTTGTCCCCGGACATTTTAAAAATGTCCAAAAATGGAAATGGCCGGTCTTGAATTTGAAACAAGGCCGCGCGGCCTCCTTCGGCGGCTGTGTCCATACATACATATTTTGTATAAACCATGGTACTTACCACACGAACAATGATGTGAAATGTCAGTATAGGCATTAGAACCCCATGTTGACAATGTATGTTAGAGGGCGTAGGGAGGACGAATACTACTTACTATATAAAAAAGCTGTTTGTAATTCATTGACGTTGTAACTGGATAGTTAAAAAATTGAAATGCTTTGTAACAATACATGATATGAAAGTAACTCAATCAATCAATCAATCAAATGGCCGTGAACTCCAAACTGTTAACTCTGATGAATGTAATCGAAGAACTGCAATACGTAATGCCCTAAGGTAAGTATCTCGAGGCGATGAATGCCTTACGTGACCTGCATCGGACCAAGCCCCAAGTTGTCGATGTACGAACTGTCTATACCGATAGGGTTGTACTGACAGTCCAAGAAACCCAAGCATACCGTTTGATGTTTACAAAACGACAAAAGAGTTATGTACAAATAGTATATGAAAATAACCAATGTGGTGTCGCTACTACATGCCAAAGGCTAGGCATCTCAATTATGGACTGGATGTCGATGGATGATCGAAGTGAAGTTATCTGTGAAGCATTGAAGTTACAAGCGAACGACAATCGTAACAGATTGAGTCTTCCCGATCCGTCAGTCTGTCCATTCATTGCTCGTCATGCAGTAGGTCAATGGGACGCACCAGACACTCCTCGTGGAATATGGTCATGTGTCTGCGGTTCTACTAACATATTGTCGAGGAACTGGGAGAAACATAATGGAACAAGAAGTTGAAGGAGTGATAAACATCCCAAGAAGTATACAACTACAATGGTAAGTAGAAAAGAGTTCGAATACCCCTCGTCCGGGGTGTATACATACCCCAAAAGGCAGTTGTTTCTCCATTTTTTTTACAGGATGTATGCAAACAATTTCCATCGAGTGACAAATGGGGGAGAATGAAACACACAAAACCACGTGTTCCAAAGCATAATGATGTAGTTTCACTGGGACCCCCCATCGGTCAACTACACCATTATGCTGTGGGGATAAAATGAACAAAATACCCTAAATCCAAAAAGGTGAAACACTTCTGTCCCCTACTACCAAAGCATATTAGCATGTGGCACTTGTATGAAATCCCCAAGTAGCCCACACTTGTCAGTCACACGTGTTTCATTTTGTCCCCGGACATTTTAAAAATGTCCAAAAATGGATTTTGCCGGTCTTGAATTTGAATCGAATCGCAACGGCCCCCCTCCCCGGCGGCTCAAAACTTTCCCGCGTAAAACCTCCTATATTTTCCCGCCAAAACACACCTATTTTCCCGCCAAAAAATAAACAACATTTGAACATATTCGTTCAATAATGAATCAAATAATACTTTATCATTACAAGTAAAAGGGACATAACTAGCGATAAACATGAATCGACATCATTATTCTCACCCAGTAAATAAAGTATTTATAACACGGGATGAATTATACGGCGAAAAAGATACAACGCCAATAAATAAAATGATTCCATCTCGTGGTAACCAGCAACAACAACTGCAGCATCAGCCGCCACAGCAACAGCCTCCCCCAAATAATAATCAAATACAACCATGCAATGAATACACATCCCAGATAGATAATGAGTCGCCGATTGATATGAATGCACTATTGGACGCACTTGATTCAGAGACAAACGACACAATCGCCAAATTAAACAGTCGTATGATTTTCAAAAAGAAGGACGACATGCTTCGATTATTACCGATAACTGAAGATAAAATACTAGAATATCATAATGATTTGAGAGAATACAGGTTAATTGAATCGTATGATGAATTAGAGTTCGGGCGCAATATTCGATGGATATCACTTCATCCAACCTCTCCATTAAAACTAACAAAGGGTGCAACGATTGTAAGTTTTACAGTAAAAGAAGAAAACTCGATTGAAATATTATGTACCTTATGTTACAAGTTCTGGTATAAGATACAACTTGACAAGGTGATAATATTTCAGAAGTTAACAAAGTACGAGAAGCTTATTCTTCAAGCAATTGACTTTTTAGATGATTCAAAGAGTACAGTTACTCATGATGATATACATCCCGATGATATACAAGATGAAACTGATACACAAGTAGATGATGCGTCGAGTGAATACACTGATGATTATACGGATGACACAGATGAATATAGTGATGATGGTACCACATATACCAAGTAACACATGAAAAAATGAAAATTGTAAATAAAATGATTATAATATATTTTCCATAATACATCATGTAAATATATTATACGAACATCAACAAAATCGTTACATGGTCTTCGTAACAGGTGTATAAGAACGTTGTAAACGAGTGGTGTAATACATGAATACATGCCCAGCCCAATCCTCTCATATCGCTACGAATCTCTCAATTATGCTTGATTTATTTCAGTTCAGGGAAACGAATAACTTTACATGTTTTTCTCATTCCACGTTTACGCAGATCATTCTTTTTACTACGCAGTACTCCTCTCGCCTTTTTAACATCGGATCCTTTTTTTCTGCAAGTAAACGAATACCGTACTAACCCGCGGTTATTAAATAATGATTTGGTACAAATAGCAATCCCGGTTGATTCAGACGTATTATTTTTGCGAGGAGATACGTTTCCAATTCTCTTAATACAACTACATAATTTATTCCCCATAACATTTTCAGCAATCTCTCGGATGGTGGAAAGCGATGCCTTTTTAGGAAGACGTACACCGTAATATTTTATAATTTTGAGGTAATCATTCTTGGTAAGTTCCATTTCTTGTTCAATAATTTTATCACGGCCGCCATACTGTGATGTGAATGGTGTTGTTGTAACCGGGCTATCTATGTTTAACGACTGTTGCATTCGTTAGTATAAATGACGTTCGTGGTGGAATGAATAACAGCGTATGTTTCTTATTTTTCTATATATACCAGCGAATATTTTTATGATATGACTCTCTCAATTATCCGTGCGCTTCGAAAAGTGATAAAATATGAATACATCGAAAATTATATTCTTATTATATTATAAGTTTTTGAAAGAGGTAAGAGGAAAGCAAATGTCATCCTCTCCATCACCCCCATCCTCTCCATTGTTGAACCAGCAAACCCTGGATACCGGTGGTTCTAGAAAAGTATCAGCTGTATCAAATAAATCGAAACTCAAAGTTGTCGTATTAGACGTGGATGAAACGCTCGGTTTTTTCCTCGAGTTTGGTATATTTTGCGACGCATTATCGATGTATTTGGGTAGTGCAAATAAGCCATACGAGTTTTTTTACGAGTTAATGGAGTTATATCCGGAGATTCTACGACCGCATATTGTCAAGATATTAGAGTATGTGTATATGAAAAAAACGATAGGTGAGTGTCATAAAGTCATGATATATACAAATAATAACGGTCCTAAATCATGGGTTATACATATTAAAACATATCTTGAGATGAAGATTGCCGAAGTTATCCACAGCGACTCCTCTCACAAAATAGATATTGAACCAGTAAAGTTATTCGATCAAATCATCGCAGCATTCATGATAAATGGAAAGGTAGTCGAGCCGTTAAGAACAACACACGAAAAAACAATGGACGACTTTTTGCGGTGTTCTAAACTACCAAATAATATCGAGGTTTGTTTCATAGAAGATACAATGCATGAGAAGATGTTGAAAGACAATGTGTATTACATCAAGTTAAAGCCGTATCATTATTCGCTTCCGAATGATGTATTTGTTACGCGGTTTATAGAAAGTCCAATATTTGAGAATATACCGCATCATCGAATGTTGAGTGTTATTGTTAATGAAACGAAGGAGGAGACATTTCTGAACTTTATTACCAATCAGATGAAGTTAATTGCTTCAAAATACAGATACATACATCATAAAAAGAATCCGGAGGAATATGAATTGGATATTATCACAAGCAAGAGAATCCTCGCTCATTTGACAACATTTTTCAAAGAAGTAAATGAGGGGGACTATCATGGTGAATTGATTGATATGGGTAATAAGTCATTGGCATCATCAAATCACAAATCAAGTGGTAAAAAACGGTCACCATCACATGCACATTCATCATCATCATCATCATCATCACAACGAAATAGTGGAAATAAATGATTTGACTGGTTTAACAATTTGTTGTTCTACGGGTATTCCAATCTTTTGTTTGACTTCTCTTTGAAAGTATTCGGTAACAGCGGATGTAAGGATACTGGTTGTAAATAGGAACAGTGCAGCAGAAAACACTAAATTGCGGTCAAAGTTATCGAACTTATTTCCTCCGATCGAGTAACTAGTACCCCACGTGACGGGGTTAAACCGCAGCATGAGAAAAAATACGACAAAATATTTAATGCCGGTTTGAAGATCTTGGAGATATTGGGGAGCGATGTTGTAGATACCGAATAACAGTACAATGTAAATAACGTAGGACACTGCAATTGCGTACTTATAAATACTTTGAATGATTGAACTGAATGACATGTCGTCTCCGCTATTGCTCATATAAAATATAAAACAGGTATATAATACTATGATATAATATGATATACTATGATATATGATATACTATGATACATTCCGTCAACCGTAGCCATAAACACCACTACTGCAGAATAATAATCAATATCGAGCTACATAGTGTCCGGCAACCTATGTAACAGAACCGGCAACCTATGTAACAGAACCGGCAACCTATGTAACAGAACCGGCAACCTATGTAACAGAACCGGCAACCTATGTAACAGAACTCTTTATCTTTTGTAAAAGTCTAGTAGCCGTGCGCTGGGGTCAAGTACACCATCACAAAACGGGTGTCTCCAGTAATAAGGAATCGTATCAGCACGACCAGGAAAGTACGACTCAAATACCCGCCGATAAAAGTAGCTCTCTTTATCATATGGAGGATTATACTCGTATCTATTTTTATTAAGTTCGAACTCCTCATCACTTACATGGGTATTGACATACTCCTTGATAATATCGATCCATGTTCTTCCATCTGTGCCGCTTACACCATCACTGAACGCCTCTTTTCTCCTCCACATTATGTCATGCGGTAATATGTCACTGAACGCCTTTCTAAACAAATACTTCTCGATTTTGGTATCATCGAATCGTTTAAACCGTGCAGGTATTTGCATTACGTAAGTTAGAAATGTTTTATCTGCAAATGGGACCCGGGCTTCCAGTCCTGCCCCGCTAATACTTTTATCGGATCGAAGTAGATCAAAGAAGTGAACATCGCGAATCATGCGTTCATTCTCTCGATGAAAGTCATCGTCGTTGGGTGCCTTGAGAAAGCCGCGATATGATCCAAATATTTCGTCAGACATGTCTCCGCAATAAATAACCACATCATTCGTGTTACTATAAATATACTTGCTCACTAAATAGTTCCCCACAGATGCGCGAATCGTGGTAGTGCAGTAGCTCTCGGTTTGGCAAATCGTTTCATTAATCGCTGCTAGAAAATCCTCTTCGCTAACAACGACTTCATGATGATCTGTCTTCAAATAATCCGCCACTTTTCTCGCCCATTGAAGATCAACAGACCCTGCGAGGCCAATACTATATGTCTTGAGGGGGTGGCGTTCTCCTCCTTCTTTTTCGGCTTTTTCATCAAGAAACTTGGAAACAAGAGCGGTTGTCACAGAACTATCGAGGCCACCTGACAGTAAACATCCAACAGGGCGTTCACTCATAAGACGTTTTTTGACTGCGTCAATAAATAAGGTGCGAATATCGCTACAAATACTACGTTCAATGTCACCTTCAGGTATATAAACGCGTGTATTCGTTTCATTGTTAATCGTTGGATCATTTACCTTGTATTTATAGTCTACAAAGATCTCTCGAATATGATTCGCGAGAGAGTATTGTGAAACGGGGGAGTCACTTGATGGCTGGGGGCGAAGAGAGACGGGTTCATAATAAGAATAGAATGAAGCGCGGCGATCGGAAGGGTCTAGTACTTCATTTTCATACATCATATAACATCCTGGCGGGAACTGCACGACAGTTGAACAAAACGAGAAAGCTTTCATTTCACTTGCAATTGCGATGTCGTTGCAGTATTTTGGTTTATTGTTATTGTTACCAACTTCGGTGTTTTCATCCACTTTATGATTCTCTATCTCTCCGATCGCATGATTCTCTATTGCATGTTTCATTGACCCAATATATAATGCGCGAACACCAACGGGGTCTCTCGCTGCAACAACGCGTTTCATTTTATAGTCATAAAGAACAAATGAGAATACGCCATCAAGTTCTTTAAGAGTATTATGCAGACCAATTTTCTTGTATAAATGAATAATGATTTCGCAATCACTATCGCTCGTATATTCTTTTTCAAGTGAATATTTCTTTATAAGGCTGCGAAAGTTATAAATCTCTCCATTGCAAATGAGACGACACCCCTTGATATAAAACGGTTGTTCCGATGCAGAAGTATGTCCATTTATCGCAAGTCGATGAAATCCAAATACACGCGACCCATCATTTACAAATACACTTTTATCAGGTCCTCGATGAAGTATTTTCGAAAAGTTTCCATGAAAGAAAGACAGTTCTTTGATACTTAATTTTGTCTTCGTCGCACATTCATAATAAAAGATTCCACACATTCGATAGTATACTTTGAATGATTCGCTTTATATGTTATTTTGTTTCGTATCAATATTTTACAAGGTTTCAGGGATATTTCACGTTACATACACATTCGTGTTACTCCATTTTTTATTATATTACTATATTATTACAATAATCTCTCGCTTTATAAAAACAACCCAACACATAACATGTCATTAAATGAGCCTTCTGGATTATATGGAGTAGTTGATGGTGTATATTATACAAATCAAGAACGTCATCAAGAATTGAATGACCGAATGTATGAAAGGTATTTGCCGAGTTCAACATTGCAACCTGCATTTAGTGTACGCCCAGTATCAACAAAGTATACTACGATGCCGATTCTGGACCAACGTGCTGAAACAACAACCCCGATTTATAACTATGGAACATATAGTTCCGAGCGTGTATTTAATCCAGGTACGGATAAGGCCCCATGGAGAGGTTTCGCTGAAAATATCAATTTAGAGTCGTCGCTTCGAAATCAGTATTTTGGATTGCAGCATGGAGAGAAGTCAGTGTATGTTCCTTCTTCAACCAGCGATTTATATTATGTTCCGGTTGATTCGCGTATTGTAGAACAGCCGAATCCGTATTTGTTTGATAATGGTGCATCTAATTTCGAACCATTTAATCCGAATCCTCTTGGTTTAGGAAAACTGGCATTTGATAATTCGACAAGGTATCAGTTAAAAGAGTCGCCATGTACCTATGATGGTAAATGTACGGGAGACGGTAAACCACAAACATCGAATAATGTACAGCAGGTTAAACAACAACAACAACAACAACAACAACAACAACAACAGCAACCTCTTCCTCGCGCAACACGACGCATCCAGGTAAACTGAAAAGATACAATCTAGGAGAAGCAGTAACAACCCAAAACAAAATAAAGTAAAACAAAACAAAACAAAACAAAATAAAGTAAAATAAATATATATAAACATACTTTGATACCATGGGTCACCACCACTTCCACTTCCACATGTCCAATGTTTTCCACGACATTGTCCACGTTGCCGAGCATGAAGCAATCAGTTTTGTTGAGCATGAAGCCGAGAGGTTCGCACTTCACGAGGCCGAAAAGGTCGGCGCAGGAGTAGTCGCAGCATTATTGTAAAAGTAGTACATTTTTTATATATTCAAGATTATATCGAAATCATCGAGATATAATCTTGGTAAAAGTTCGCGATGGATATTTCATTCAATTTGTGTGACACAGCAACATTCGAGTTTCTAATAAACCCATCGCAATATGACAAACTAATGAAGAAAAATGAGTTAACAATGGACCATGTTTTTAGAAAGGAGCGGCGATTCTACAAGCGGCGTATTCTAGCATTAACGAGAGATTTATTCAATAAAAAGGTAACTGATCTAGCGTTAGTTGGTGTATTTAACCAATATTTGAAGGACTGTATACAATATTTGAAGTTTAATGACATCGCCGAGATTATTCAGAGAGATTATAATGGATGTAGTAGTATCGCAAATAAAGATATAAGTGGTAACAATGAAATGGATGATTATGATGATGACAACATTGGAAACACGGAATATGAATACATGGTAAATGGAATCATTGATACGGATATGGATACTAGTGGAAATAGTATAAGTTCAACAATGTCAGGTGTTTCTACTGGTCCTAATAAGTCGAGTAAGAAGAATAATGGTTTACGACAGAAGATGAGAGAGAAGAGAGAACAAGAGAAAAATAATGCGGACATATCCGATGATGAAGGCACGTACGACGACAGTAGTAACTTCAACATAGTAAAAGCAACAACCGTATGTCTGAAACCGAAAGAAGTGAAAACAATAACGCTTGATAATTTTGTTATAGTAACGACCCCACCGAATAGCGAAAAGCCGATGATTGTCTCTCAAGTAAAAGACATCAATATAATGACTTCATCATTCAAGAAAAAGGGGATTGAACAAGGGATAAAGGGTGGTCCTCGAAATAAAAAGCAAAAAGAGAAGCAAATAGCAACAACTGATTCGCAAGAACCGCCACAATAAAATATTTTACTTTGATAATACAGTATACGTATACGATATGGAACATGAAGAGTTAAAAGAAGGCGGCACATCCGCCCCCACCTGCGCACCAAAACCAGAAGGAGAGGAAGAATATAATTTCACATGTTATTCATCTGAATCTCTCGAGAGGTTAAAGTTACTGTGGAATAAACGCCACCAAGATAATAAGATTGAATCGAATGATCCGCGAAAAATATGGCATTCACTAAAGAACAACTTACGTGGAGTATGTAAAAGCGAGGCATGTTGGATGCGACAAAGCTTTGCAAAAAGTGGAATAAATAAGGAGATGGAGAATTATACATTTGCGACACCAAGTCCGGTATCATGGCGAAAGAATCCAAATGAGTGGTTGAATAGTTTAGACATTACGAATGTGATGAGTCAATATGAACATGCATATCCGTCATTTATATTCTTGGGACCTTCACCAATTGATTACGATCAAGAATTGGAGTATGGAGAGTGTGTGTGGGATGATTTATGTCGTTTTAATCTATCTCGGCATTTACGAAATGGAAAGACGAAGATTGGCGTAATTTTCAATACAGATCCTCATGATAAACCAGGTGCGCATTGGATATCTCTATTTATAGATACCCGACAAAAGTTTATTTTCTTTTTTGATAGCACAGGTATGAGTGAGCCGGATCATGTGAAGCGGTTTATAAAAACGGTAACCGATCAGGGTCAAGAGACTGGAATTACGTTTCGCGTAATTGTAAATGATGTGGTTCATCAGAAGAAAGATACAGAGTGTGGAGTGTATTCATTATTTATGATAATTCATCTTTTGACGGGTGAGATGAAACCGGAGGACTTTCTTGATAATTCAAAGAGAATGAGTGATAAGTTTATGGAGAGATTCAGAGAGGAATATTTCAATGTGGATGATATTACAAAAGGATGATATAACAAACAAAACATCGCAAAATAAAACATAGTAAAAATAAAATATGAATATAACCCCAATATAATAAATAAATAGTATGACACAACCACTTGAAACAAATGAAAACAAGCAACTATTGTGGGGTATTTTAATGGAAGAAGGAGTGTTTAAAGGATTATCGGGATCAATGTTGCCGACGATACAAGCAGTATTTGAAAACACGATTCAGGAAATAAAGAAAACATCTCCGGCTGGTACTCCTTTAAAAATATTAAATATGAGTGTTATTCAGCGTCTTGCGAGAGAGATTCCGCAGTTTTCAAGAAATGCAGGACAAGTACCGCCAACCCAGCCTCACATCTCTCCGATGGAGTTAATATACGCGGATGATATTCACAAACATAAACAGTCCGAATTGGAAACGAGATTGCGACAGCAAGAGAATGATATGAAATCATTTTTAGAGAGGCCAAAGCCGGAAGAGATCGACTTTAGTGATGAACTGTATGATAAACCTCTCGGTGATGATATGGAACGTATCATAAATGAAACACTTGCTGCGAGAGAGAGGGACTTGGAAATGATATCAAAGTCAATTAAGCCACCGGTATCATTATCATCTTCAACTACAACCGCTACTGGTATGATGGCGGCAACTCAACCAGTAAGTATTATGAAAACGCCTGTTACACCGTCCACTTTTATACAAAAAGCACCGCTACAGGCAATGACTGCGATCGAACTTTCAAGTAGAGATGAGTATTTATTAACCTCTCCGAGAGAATCTTCTCCACCACGGCAGCAGCCACCTCTTCCTCTACAGCAGCAACAGCAGCAACAGCAGCAACAGCAGCAACAGCAGCAACAGCAGCAACAGCAGCAACAGCAGCAACAAAAGTCAGTTTCATTTTCAGATATAGTCACTACAAACGAGATTCATGAAGATGATTCAATACTCCAACGATTTAAACGGATACTTCCGCAGCAGCAACAACAACAAACTATTTCTGGAACAAATGACCAAATTATACAGCTCCTCCAAGATATTCAAAGAACCCAGTTCATCATGTTAAAAGAGATTCGGTCATTGCATGAGGAAATATTCCCATCAAATGACGACAGCGCCGCTACAATACCCGATCAGGAGTACACTGATTTATCAAAACAAATCCAACATGTACATGACACGCAGAATGCAGAGGATTAAGTGATCATTCCTGTACTATTTTATATCCACCAGGCTCTCCATTCTCTCCGCTTGGATTCATGACTAGTTTACCAATGAGTATAATGTTTCCGCTCTGATAATTTTCAAAATCATATAGGTTGTTATTTGTTTTATCCATTGCATATTTGACACCTCCAATCGTAACTAATACTGCATTCACTTGTTTTTTCTCTCTGTTTGCAGCCGCCGTAACATCGCTTTCTTGATTCGCAATATTTGGACTATACACATATTTCGTTTCTGAAACATCACCAAACGTGAAGCATTTTACATTTTCTTTTGATCCAGCTCGTGTGTGAAGACCACAATCGAATGACGATGACTTCACAGCACTTAATATCTGCTTATTTATGTCCTCTTTGATACGCGATATTTCATAGAGAGATTGGTCAGTAGTAAGTGGTGTCCGGTGGTCGATTTTGCTGACATCTTTCAATCGAAGTTCGAGAGATTGGTCGCTTTCCGGAGATATCTGTTTCTCGCTGAATTTCATAAGATACATAAAAACATCAACGGTTCGAAGTTCTTCAGGAAGATCTTTATGACTACAAATACGTCGTGCGCGTCCAATCACTTGATCAGTTCTAACAGGATGCCAATATGGTTCGACAATATGTACAAATCGCACATTTCGTAGGTTAATTCCTTCTGCACCTGATGCAGTAATCATGAGAATCTTAATAATCTCTCCATACATGTTGTTATTTGCCATGCGTTGAAGATCCGCAGTAATAGTGTTTGGTACATATTTCCACTGGCTGTTAAAAATGTTGCGGATAATTTCCTTCTCTTCGGGTGTTTCTGTACCAGTGTATAGTGCGAAGCATGGTTTTCCTCGTTCTTCATCGGTCATGTCGACGATCCATTCACCCATTGTGCCTTGTTTAATACGAAAGTGTGCAAACCCATTTGTTTCAAGAATAATCTTGATAACCCCGACACCTTCTAATGTACGAAACTGGGTATATAATAAATGAAGTCCTATGTTCTTTTCATCAACAAGGTTCTCTAACACGCGCAAAAGTTTAGGACTGTATGTTGCTAAATGTTCAGGAGTAAGGTAGCTCATTGCGCTGGTTTTGAGGTCATTAAGTGCCTTTTTGATTTTCGCCTGATAGATATCATTGATACTCGCTTTTGTCCCGGATGTAGAGAGATGACATTGAAGTTTTTCACGATCATCTTCATCAAATAGTCCATCTGGATTATCTAATCTCTCTTCGACTCCAACGCCATCGAGCATATCTTCATCGATTTCTTCTTGGTCAGCGATAGATGCACGTGTTTTTCGCCCCTTATTTCCAGGTTTAACACACCCACTTGCTGTAGCATCGTCATTTGTTGGTTCAGATGAAATAATCTTATCGATTTGATTAATGTACGAATCAACATTCGGATCATTATTATCTGTATCCGTATCCTTATCCGTACCCTTATCCATACCCTTATCCATACCCTTATCCTTTTTAGTGTCACCGACTGTTTTTATATCATCATCACCGGGTAAAGGGCGTTTGATTCCGGATGGAAATACAAAGTTGCATGAAGCACGAGAGAAAATGCGATAAGTTGATGTTTGCGTTTTATATAGATCATTCGCATCTTCTCCTGTATTACTCGCAGTAACGCCACCTTTTGACTTATTTTTGCGCGCTCTTTCTTCTTGTTTTCTCTCGATTTGTCGAATCTTCTCATAGATGTTGAATTGAAAGTCGCTCATTTCGGATTCGACAACATGAAAGTTGGTATGAAAGTCATAAGCAGGTAAAAGCTTTTCTTGGGCGCTTCGAAAATAAGAAGTGAGTCCGAGGATTCGCCGCATAAAAAGTTCGATATTTTTGAATCCAAGATTATCGTTTCCGATAAACATCGAGTTAAACTCTTCTAATTTATCGGGGAGAGCTTTGTATTTCTCTTGTTTTATCATGGAGGGTGAAACCTCAAGTTTATTCAGTCGAAGTGTTTCAACAACCATTTTTTCGAATTGTGCATCACTCATCATGCCTGCCTCATTTGCAGCAGCGTCAACTATGTTCGCGCCGTCATTTGTTACTGGATTATTAGTTACAGCGTCATTCTTTACCGCGTCATTCTTTACCGCGTCATTCTTTACCCCCTTATATGAAGAATACCTGTATGTATTAATAAATCCCCATGGGTTTCGAGTAATAGAGAGAACCTTCGTAGTAGAATTAT